AAAGTGTGTTTTATTTCAACTCATTTCTCAAAAGTATTAGAGCGCACTTATGAGATTTTCAAAAATGTCCAATTTTAAGGGGGGTCATTTTCGGAAATTATTAAAATTGCACAATTATAATTTATATTTTCTTTACCATTTTCAATGTGATAATTAAACACAATTATATTTCAAGATTTTTCAGTGCGCCAAAAAAAACATTTCTTCGAGGAACTCAAAAATGGACATTTTTAAAATGTCCAAAATAGAAATCTCATGGGGTCTTTAAAATAGGGGGTAAAAATCAATCTCAGAATCTCATAAGTCTTTTATTTTGCTGCATAATTTTGTTTATATTACATATTTTCTTTACCATTTTCAAAGTGTGTTTTATTTCAACTCATTTCTCAAAAGTATTAGAGCGCACTTATGAGATTTTCAAAAATGTCCAATTTTAAGGGGGTCATTTTCGGAATTTATTAAAATTGCACAATTATAATTTATATTTTCTTTACCATTTTCAGTGAGACAAAATAAATCTTATATTGACCCCCATTTTTCAGTGCGACCAAAAAACAATTCTTTGAGGAACCCAAAAATGGACATTTTTAAAATGTCCAAAAATGTCCAAAATAGAAATCTCATGGGGTCTTTAAAATAGGGGAAAAAATATTATGTCGTCGAAGTCATTTTTTAACTGCATATTTTTATAATCTTTTTACAACACCCATACTATTTTCAATAAGATTTTTATAAGAAATTTATGTCGCTGAAGTTAACATTGGAACTTCCTAAGCATTTAAAAATGTCCAAAAAACAGGGGGTCATTTTCGGAATTTATTAAATTTGCACAATTATAATTTATATTTTCCTTACCATTTTTAGTGCGACAATTTGGGGTCTTTTATGCGTCCATATTTTTCAGTGCGCCCAAAAAAGATTATCTTGAGGAACTCAAAAATGGACATTTTAAAAATGTCCAAAAATGAAAAGTCAAGGGGTTTTAAAAATCAAGTTTTATTAGGTATTCTATTTATCGTATATAAAAATCCTTGAAAATCCATCAAGAAATGTAGGAGAAATTATTTGTATTTCCTCGTTTGCCTTCTGGTTTGTCTTCTATGTTTTTTGGTAAGTCGTTTGTATCCGTTCTGAATAGTACCGCCAAATGAAGTTTTATTATTTTTTTGGTTTATAGGATCAACTATTATTTTTATAGATTCAAAATTTTTACTTGTAATATCTAAATTGGGTGGTAAAATAATATTTGTTAATGCTTTACAATTACGCATAAAATGGTTTCCAACTTTATTTAAATTAGTAAAAGACGACAAATCAATGGTTTGTATATTTTTGCAATTAAACAAAAAGTAATCTCCAATTGATTCAACATTTTTCATATTAGAAAAATTTATATTTTCTATTCCACTACTGTTTAAAAATGAGTTGCTTATTTCCGAAATATTTGAAAAACAAGATAAATCAATTGTTTTTAAATTGAGCGTTTCATCCATAAAAAATTGGTCAATTTTTCTGACTTTTGTAAATGTATCTGGAAATATTACATCGTTAAGAGATGTACATCTATACATAAAATACTCACTTATTTTATCAATATTTTTAAAAGACGCAAGATTAATTTTTTCTAATTTGGAACAATTTTTTAAAAAACCATTACCAACCGATATTATATTTGTATGGGGATTAAATACGAGATCAACCAAATTAATGCATTTATATAAAAAATTTTCGCCAATTTTAGAAAGTTGTGTAAAAGAAGATAAATTAATATTTTCTATTTTGTCGCAATTACTTAAAAAATAAGATCCTATTTGTGTAAGCTTTATAAATTCGGGTGGAAAAATTATAGTTTTAAGAGATTTACAATTATCTAAAAATAAATTATTAATTAATTCAATGTTTTTAAAACATTGTAAATCTATCATACTTAGAGTTTTACACGAATACATAAAAGAGTTACCAACCGAAGTAATATTTGATTTCTCATTAAAATTAATTGTTTGTAAACTAGCACAATTATACATAAAATAATCGCCAATTTCAGAAAGTTGGGTTAAAAAAGATAAATCTATTTTTGTTAATAGAGTGCAGTTAAATAAAAAATTTTTCCCTATTTTGCGCACATTAGTTAAAGACGACGAATCATTACGCACATCAATTAAAGACGAAAAATCAACTTCCTTTAATTTAGAACAACCATATAAAAAATCATCTCCAATTTCTTCAATTTCTTTCAAGGGGGTTAAATCAATTTCTGCAATTTCTTTATCAAACTTATCTCTTGATATGTTTAAAATTTTTAAACAAGGAAGTCGATTTACAAAATTAAAACTATTTTTTGCTATGAATCTGTATTTATTTATTTTTTGATTATTACCAAATTTCTCTGCAAACATAATAAAAAATGACTCATCTTCGGTATTTATGTATATTTGCCTTCGCATATCATCGTTATAAATATTAGTTAATGATAATTCAAAGAGACCAATTCTTAATTCATCATTAGCTGATTCGTGGAATGTCGTAATAAGGAATTCGGGCGAAAAATTAATTTCCAAATAATTTTTTTCTGTAATATTTTTTTTGTATAAGATATCCAAAAAATGTTGCTGCCACAGAGACAAATGATCATAAGTTATTGTTTTTCCTACTTTTGGTAAATCAATGTGAAAATGACCACACGATAAATGAATTTTGAAATTCTTGTCTATAATAAAATTTGGTGTTATTATTATTTCACCAACACCTTTATTATTTTTTACGTCAACTCTACCTATATTTTTATTTATAAAATCACCCCAAGTTTTAATATCCGGCAATAAATTTTGAATCATTTGTAAAATATTTTCTTTTGTTCCATCTTTTGCTAATCCGGACTTTAGATTGTATCCATAACCGTCTTTACAATAATTATTAAAAACTACATTATTTTGTGATTTATTAAAAATCAAATGACTCCAGGCATCGCGCGCATCCAATTGTTTTCCATAAATTTCTGAATAAGTTTTTTGTGATTGTGATTCAAATGTATTAAAAACTGTATAATACTCTATTAATTCAGGTATGGCGTTTTTTTCTATTAATAATTGCGTATCAAACGTTTGTGTATATTTATTATAGCACAAAATGTTAATTATATTTCTAACAGTTGTTTCGCCACAGTCGGGATATTTTATATTTTCAGTTTCACCACATAGGACTGATGAATACTCTTGAGTATACAATTTAAAATCAATTTGAGTAATACCTAATACAATTTGTTCAAAAGTTGTACTGGTGCTCGTATTTGACTTAGGACTTGACTTGGGACTTGATTTGGGACTTGTCTTGGGACTTGATTTGGGACTTGTCTTGGGACTCGCCGTGGAATTAATTTTTAGAGGTTCTGCTTCAGGAAAACATTGATTTACAATATCAAAAACTTCTTGAATGCCTTCATAATATTTATTAAAGCCGTCATTATTATCTACTTTCCACCATAAACAGAATAATATAATATGAAAAGCAAAAACGTCATTATCAGTAATAGGTATGTATCTACCGAATTTTGAAATGCAAGCTTTTATTGCTTTTAATTTTTGCTGGTTGGCTTTATGATATTTTTCGTGGGATACATATATATTTCCACTCAGTTTTGCAATATATACTGTATCCTCATCACTTGACTTAGCACTAATTGCTGCTTTTTCAGCAAGCATATTTACATATTTTATTGCAATATAGTTACCAATATCTTTTAATGTTACTACATCATCCCTAATATTTTTCGTCGGTCTTATTACTGTAGTTAGACCTTCGCGCGCACAAGCTTTGGAAATAAGTTTTATATGGTTTTGAGGAACACTATCAAGATTAAGTTTACTTTGATTTAAAAAAAATATATTCTGTAAATAACCGGTTTCGCAATATACTAAACCATAAATAGGATTCATATATTCCTCCATTTTAGGATCAGTAAAACGATTTAATGATTCGGCAACTACATTATGCGGTTTATCTCCACCCTTATAAAAACTTTTTCGCATATTATATAGTATACTGTCCGAAAAGAATGCAATATGTTTATTCTATCCATTGTATTGTAAAATTTGAAAATAAATTTTATAATGCTTCAATAAATGTAGGGAAAATTATTTGCATTTCCTCGTTTTTCGCTTAAGATCCCTTTTTATTTTTTTGGTATAACGCTTAGGTCTTTTTCCACCCATAATAGTACAACCTGACTCAGTAGGGTCAACCAAGCAATTATTTGCTTCCTTTTTCTCGCGACTTTTTTTCGTTTGCGATCCTTTATTTTCATTTGATTTTTGTTTATTACCACTTTGTTTATCGCCACTTTGTTTCTTTCGCTCATTAGCCTCGATTTCAGCTTGTCTCTTTCGCTCATCACTTTGTTTCTTTCGCTCATTAGCCTCGATTTCAGCTTGTCTCTTCCGCTCATCACTTTGTTTCTTTTTCTCATCACTTTGCTTCTTTTTCTCGTTAGCCTCGATTTCAGCTTGCTTCTTCCACTCATCGCCTTGTCTCTTTTGCTCCTCTGTAAAATAGTGTCCTACCACACTGTTTAATTTCGATGGAACAATAACGGATGTTAAATTTTTACACTTATCCATAAAGCCTCTCTTAACAGTAGTTAGATTTTTTAAAGGCGATAAATCAATACTTACTATTCCTGAATTTCTTAAGAAAAAATCACCAATAGTTGTAACATTTGAAAAACAAGATAAATCAATTGTTTTTAAATCAGATGTATCCCTCAAAAAATCATTACCAATTTGTGTAACGTATTGAAATGTTTCAGGAAATTTAATTGATGTAAGATCTTTACAATCTTCCATAAAGCCATTATTAATAGCAGTAATATTTTTTAAAGATGATAAATCAATTTTTTCTATTCCTGTGGTGTTTAAAAAATCTACACCAATAGTTCTAACTTTTGTAAAACAAGATAAATCAATTTTTTTTATTCCAGAATTTCTTAAAAAATCTTTACCAATTTGTGTAACGTGTTCAAATCTTTCAGGAAATGTAATTGATTCAAGATTTTCACATTCTTGCATAAAGCTATCATCAATAGAAGTTAGATTTTTTAAAGACGATAAATCAATATTTTCTATTCCTGAATTGCTTAAAAAATTTTGATCTATAGTTGTAACATTTGTAAAACAAGATAAATCAATTTCGTTTAAATTATAGGTATCCTTCAAAAACCCCTTACCAATAGATGTAATATGTTCAGGAAACTTAATTGACGTAAGTTGTTTACATTGTTCCATAAAGCCTTTTTCAATAGTAGTTAGATTTTTTAAAGGCGATAAATCAATTTCTCCTATTGTACTATAGTATAAAAAATAATCATCAATATCTGTAACATTTGAAAAATAAGATAAATCAATTGTTTTTAAACTAATTGAATTAGACAAAAAAAAGGCACCAATATGTGTAATATTTTTAAATGTTTCTGAAAATGTTATTACAGAAAGTGATGCACAACTTGTTAAAAAATTATTACTAATTGATGTAATATTTATTAAAGGGCTTAGGTCTATAGTATCAAGTCCGCAACTATTCATAAAAGAACTTCCAACTGATGTAATATTTATTAAAGGTGATAAATCAATTTTATTTAGTTTTTTACAACCATTCATAAAAGAACTTCCAATTGTTTTAACATTTTGTAAAGGGGATAAATCAATTTCTTTTAATTCACTACAACCAGATAAAAAATTATCTCCAATATGTTCAATTTGTTTTAAAGGAGACAAATCTATTGTTTTTACAGAAGAATTTTCTTTATAAACGAAATTTAAAACTTTTAGTAAAGGAAGCTTTCTTACAAATTCAAAAGAATCTGTTATTACAAATGAGTATTCATTAACTTTGGTAGAATCACGACATACCTCTACAAACTTGTCGAAAAAGGATTTTAATGAATATGGGCTCTCATTTTTAATATGTATATTTATTCGACGTCGCGTATCACTATCATATCTATTAGTGAATGATAATTGAAACAGAAGTTCTTTTAAAACTAACTCATATTCATAAGATGCTCCTTGATTAATATTTTCAGTCAGTTCTTCGGAAGAAAATTTATAATCTAAATTAAATTTAAAAAATTCTTTTGTATAATTATCAATTCGTATTTGATCATCTGCATAATTTCTAGTATTTCTTATATATTCTCTATGAATTTCTGTAATATTTTTGTATAAAATATTTAAAAAGTATTTTTGATGCGGGTTTTTAATATGACTATAATCTTTTTGATTATTTGATTTTTTTAATATTGAGACATAAAAATGTCCGTCTTGTAAATGTACTGTAAATTTTATATGCGATCTATATATGTATACCTTACCAAAACCATTTTTATCAAGAGATGAGGCATCAACATTTGTAATATTTATATTTCTTAAGTCGTCCCAGGTTTTAACTCCTGGTAGTAAATTATTAAGCATTTGTAAAAGATTTGGTTTTTCTCCATCTTTTGATTTTCCACTATCTATATCATACCCATATGGGGGGTCTGCTGTTTCACATTGTTTACTAAAACGCATATTATTCTGTGCATTATCAATAATTAATTTACTCCACGCATCGCGTGCATTTAAGTGTTCTCCATTAATCTCATAACTTGGTGTTATTTTGGATTGCATTTCAAAAGTATTAAAATGAGTGTAATATTTAACAAGTTCTGATATACCTTCTTTTAATACAGCAGTTTCACCTTCTTTATCTTTTAATAAAGATAAATCAAAATTGGTTCCATTAAAACATAATATATTAATTATATTTCGCACAGTGGTCTCACCACAGTCTGGATAAGTTGATGGTTTCGTTTTTTTGCAAAAGTGTAATGATTGTTCTTGATCATAAAGTGGAAAAGCAAGATATGTGAGTTTAATCACAATTTGTTCAAAACTAAGAGGTGTATCGCTTTCTGAAGAATCACTTGAAGAATAACTTGAAGAATCGCTGAAAGAATCGCTGGAAGAATCGCTGAAACGATTAATTTTACGCGGTTTTGGAGTTTTATTTGAAACAACCTGTGCTTTTTTTTCTTTTAATATAAGAAGCTTTTTTGGAGTCCCTGGAGATTTTGTGTTTGGAGGAAAACAATGGTTTACAATATCAAAAACTTCTTGAATGCCTTTATAGTATTCATCAAACCCGTTATTATTATTCGCTTTCCACCATAAACAAAATAATATCATATGAAAAGCAAAAACATCATCATCATTAAGAGGGATATATTTATTGAATTTTGAAACACTTGTTATCACATCTGACCATTGTTTTTGTATTTCTTTATTTCGATTATACTTAGGATTGTTAATATATAAACTACCGGGTACATATCCAGTTTTCTTTGCATTCAATATTACAAACTTTGCGCCATCGGATGCAGCAATCATATTCACATATTTTATTGCAATATAGTGACCAATATCAGTTACTGTAATGGTATCACGCATTAATTCATTTGTCGGTCTTATTGTTATAGTTTCACCATCTTGTTTACACGTATTAAGAATGATGTCTATATGAGTTTGAGGAATATTATCGATTTTAAAATGATTTTGTTTTAAAAAAAAGATATTTGGTATATAACCAATTTCACAATATACTAAACCATAAATAGGATTCATATATTTCTCCATTTGATAATCATACTTCTCTATTTTAGGCTCGGGAACCTTAATTTTGGTATCAAAATCTTCCTTTACAAGATCCTCAATATCAAATTCATCCATTTCATAATCAGAACCATCCATGTCATGATCAGAAGCTTTCTTGACGTTATTAGAAACCTTAGTTTCTTCATCCTCAGGACCATAAAATCGATTTAAATTTTCTGCAGACGGATTATATGGCTTACCTCCTCCTTTAATATGCATCTATATAATTTACACATATAATTATATATTTTAATCAACACAACTATATCATAAGAATTTCTAAATAAATGGATTCATACATAAATATACTAGAGGCTTTTACACATTATTATATGTTATTTATTTATAACAGATCTTTGCACAATATAATACCAATATGAGAATAACTATTGTGGTATCGCGATATAATGAGAATATAGATTGGACAAAACAATTTTCGGATGTAATTATTTACAACAAAGGCGAAAAAATACCAAATACGATTAGATTACCCAATGTTGGTAAAGAAGGACATACATATTACAAACATATTTGCGATAATTATGATAATTTAGCGGATTATACCATTTTTCTACAAGGTAATCCATTTGATCATTCGCCAAATGTAATATCAAATATACAAAAATATATTGATAATCCTAATCTGGATATAGATTTTGAGTACTTGAGTGAAATGATAATAAACTGTAATCTAGCGGGATGTAAGTATCATAGCAATTTACCATTGATTGATACATATGAGAAATTATTTGGTGAACGAAAAAATGCTATGGATTTTCAATTTGGCGCGGGTGCTCAATTTATAGTTTCCAAAAAATGCATATTGAAACGACCAAAATCATTTTATTCAAAAATTGTTGAGATGTTGCAAACATCTGTGAACCCGATTGAAGGATATGTGATTGAGAGATTTCACAAAATAATATTTGAACATAATCAACAGACACCAATGCTACAACAAATGCCGACACAAATGCAAGTGAAGCCACAACCACTAAAGTATAGACCATTTACAAAAAAAATGTTATTCTATTAGAATAAGAAAAATATTTTTTAAATTTATAAATTGATGATGTATGTATCGTATTTGTTTACAATGGAGGCAATGAACTCAAACATAAACGAATAGCACCAAGTGAAGCAACATCGTATTTCACAATAAGCGGCAAATCATTTCCAAGATACATCTCCAAATGACTGCATAAGGGGGTGCATTTGATGAAATTGTTTAAACTCTTGACGGAGAATTCTCCCTGGACAACAACAGATGGATCAGGTTTCACAATAAAATCCATATGACGATTGGTCTCAGAACGCTTGAACTTGGTCTTGGCGAAATTTCCGACGGAAGTGAATATAAGATCGTTTCCAACCGATTTGATTTCAACGCGGTCAGTGATGGTATTTAAATCACGCACAATTTTCTGGAAATCCGCAGTGGGCAGATTAATGATGGTTGAATATTCCACATCGGGAATAATAAGTTCCTCTGGATCGGGATCGATGAGACGCAAATTAAAGTCATTTGTTTGACCCACATTCTTATTATCAAGTTCCATACCAAACCAAGAGACAATTCCGTCTTGATAATCATCTTTGTCTATGTACATCGTAAGAGTATCGTCATTGGAAGATGTAGAAATAATTTTAAAAAAGTTCATAGTACTGGTGCAAACCACAATCTTGTCGGGAACACATTTATACAACTCGAACTTGTTGTTATGCAGAATAACACTTACCAACATCGTGTGAGTTTTATCGAAATTGATGATTTTCATCGAATCTTTGGTAAATGTGATAGTCGCGTCCGTTAAAATATCCTTGAGCGCCGTAGCCAAATTACGGATCGGTTGTATCTGCACAGTTTTGATTGTTAATACGTGATTATCTTCGTTCATATGTATAAAGTGATACATATGGTAGTTTTATATCTTTTTTACAAATATTATGTTTTTGGAGTTATAACGCGGCGTCGAATTGCGTGTCTAATACCTTTTTTCCTGGTTTTATTGGCCATTTTTAAAGCCGGACTACCGGGTTTGCAGCCCTCCTCTAATATTTTATAATCGATGATGCTTGCTTTGCCGCCGGTTACAGAACTTGCTAATCGGGCTACAGCCCAGGATTCGGCAGTTTGATTCGGACGCGACCCGCTACTATAATAAGCACCTCGTCCCTTGCTCAGAATCTTTTCAAATGCGTCTTTGGAACATTGGGCTGCTTTAGGAAGACGCGGATCCAATACATCCATACCATAAATTTCTTTTACCTTATTCAAATGATGCGACTTTCGATAGACATAAGATTTCAGTTTCGGTCTTTCTTTGTATTCGCCCTTAATATATCGTTTTTTTGTTTTTATCAGATCACGAATTTGTTTTTGTGCATCGGCCTTGGTGAGAAAAGATGGAATATATCTTTTGGGGAAAGATAAAAGTTTTCTGCTCATAATAGAATATTCGGAGATAAATATGTGAAAGCGGGGTTTATATCTCTACTATAAAGCATTTTATTCAAATATAATGATTCTTTGTAATTTCTTAAACCAGAACGATGTTGATGGACGATTTTAAGTTGATAACACGGGTTTAAAGGACGAAATGCATTATTAAAAAAGGCGGTTATAATACGGGTTTCTATTCCAAGATGGTTTTGATAATAATTAATGTCTTCGTGTAATATGTTTCTTTTTAAATATACTGAATTAAAAATGTAACAATCAAAACTCTCTGTTAAATTATCAATAAATGGTGACGACATATCTTCTTCATACCGTGTTAACGCATATACGAATTGGTCATTTTTAAGACGATCGATTAAATCGGGAACAACACTATGTAAATATATATCGGAATTGGTAATCATACAAATATGATTGGGTAAATTATTAAGAATATAATTAAAAAAGTCATAGTATGTTGGTTGTTTCCCCACAGATATAATATGTATTTTGGGATTACCCGATACAATTTGCATTAGATGTAATTCGGCATCAATATCGTCTACAAACAAATGAATTTTTTCAACATATTCGGATTCAATATTTTTTATAAGTGCGGTTTTTAATTCAGTGTTGCGTTCTTCATCGTGCTGGGAACCCGTTTTTGAGATAAAGAAAGTTGTGATGATATGTATTTTATTTAATATTTGGGGTGGATCTAAAATAATTTTCTGAGTATTTATGATTGGTAAATTTTCGGTAATTTTTGCAATATTGTATCCTAACTCCGTTTTTTTCAGCATTTTTTTTAATTCGTTATTATGATATTCGGAATAAGTGTCGTCTTCATAGACATATTCGCCAATAAAATGAATTTGATGGTTGTATGATATACTAAATGAGTTTTTGCTACCCTCTATTTTGAAGAAGTTTGCGTGGATGCAAGCATTATCGTATATAAATGGATAAATATGTTCTGCTAAAAAGTCTTGGTCACAAAATTTGTTTTTCTGCGAGACCAATGCTAAACGTTCTTTCCAATTTACGCCGGGGATTTTTTTTGTGCCGAACATACCCCCCATAATGGGGAACGTATGATGTGGATGGTCACGTATAATATGAAATAATTTTCCACTTGAAAGCCATACATCGACGGATAATTTTTCTCTATAGAGAATTCGGGTATCGGTGTCTCTGGGCATCATAATTTCTACGGATGGATCATCGATTGCTTCATACCGCCAAGTCATAGGTTTGCAAGTATTTAAATCGCCGTATTTTATAATAATTTTCACATAATGTAGGTCTTGTAAAGCTTCAATGGTTGTTCGAGGAACACTATCGATATGTACATAGTACCAACATTCAAAATCGGGATAAAAATGCTTTGCTAAATATGCGTTTTTGATAGCGCCGATATTATATATGGGTTTGTCTCCCCATAATGAAAAGGATAATACGCGCTTGGACATATTTTAATTTACACGATAATTTTAACATTTTTATCGCATAAATTGCTTTATATAGACCTCTTTTTGAAATCTGACCAAGACAATTTTACTGGCTCCACGAATGTAGGTGCATCAGACTGCGATTGTTTGTCTAAGTTTTCAGCTCGGCGCATTGCACTATCAACATACATTTCTTTAAGAATTGTTCCTACTTTAACCGATGCATCATATTGATCCAAAGTGCCTTCCTCTATTTGTTTAAGAATAGAAATGAAATTAACCATCATTTTCAGATCCAATTCATCCTTTAGAACCTTATTGAAAATATCAGTATAATTATTATACAAAAATGAACATGATCCACGGCATAAATTAGCGAATTTCTCCTCCTCTACAATTTTCATATTGGGATGCGCCTTTTTGAGTTCGCAAATGCGACCGATATCAGCCAAAATTTCTTCGCTGTGCTTTAGAGAACGAATCTTTTCGGTGTTATTGACGTAATCGTCACTCTCCATTAACCGTTTCATATCTAAACCTTGTGTAAAACTCTGCATTTTATAAATAGTATTATAATGTTATGTGTATATTTATTTCTCAGAATTAAATAATATTGATTTTATATAGAATTTTTTACAATGAGTATAGAGGGTTCAACAGAAAACATTAATTCGACGCAAGGAGCATTATCAGGAGCACCAGACGCACAAAACACATTAAATGTATCTACATCACAAGGGTCGTCGGAATCAGGAGCACAAACGGCACCATCGACATCAGCATCAGCATCAGCATCAGCACCATCGACATCAGTATCAGCACCATCGACATCAGTATCAGCACCATCGGTATCAGGAGTACAATCGACATCAGGACAAACGACGCCAGAAGTCCAAGAGACATTTTATCAGAAATTGAGTAAACTCTACATTTGGATTCAAAACAACAGTTCAACATTATTAATACCTGGATTGGCTATAGTTCTTTTGATATTCTTGGTGGGGCTTTTCATAAATTTAATATATCCATTTACGAAGAGCAAAAAAAAACCGATTTTATCCATATTAACATCTGAAGAAACAAAAGAAGAAAATAGCAAACAAGTAAAAATAAACGAAGTTGAGAAACAACTAGAGGAACGAATAACAAACATAAATACCAATTTAACGGCATTAAAGAAAAAGATGGATGAATCAGATATTATCAAAGACAATAAACCAACAAATTTGGCTATAGCGATTCAAAACAATATTTTAGCTGTAAAGGAAGCAATGATGAAAATGATTGCCGGACTGGTTATACAAACCAAGATGAACAACGGGGCATTGAATGTAGTTAGTCAGACGAATGCATTCCAACAAGATATTATTGATATTTCAAAAAGCTTAACAAATTTAAATTCATCAAACAAAACAACAAAATAAAAGTAATATAGAAAAAATATGTTGTGTCTGTATAGTATTACTATGAAATTTATAATATTGGGTCTACTTATTATTTGTTTATGGTATTTTTTCTTTTATAAGCCACCAACTGAAATAGACAATATTATCACCAGTTTAAATAATGATTTTAAAAGTATTCAAGAAGGGTTTATTTCGTCAGCGGCGATTCCAGATACAGATGATATAAAGACGTTTTATAATAGAGCGACAGATCTATCAAACAATTTGGCTATGGCCGAAAAGAAAATAGAGGAGATGAATGAACATATGAATCAAAAACAATTCGAAATTGCCGCGGGAGAAGCAAACAAGATTTTAGAGGCAAACAGAAACCGAGTAGATATTGCAAATTTATCGGAAACTGTTCAACAATCATATATAGCAAATACAAATGCGTTGAATAAACTGATGGATGAATATAAAACGTATGTTGGTAATAATATTGAAAAACTGAAAGAGCTTGCTGAAAAATCAATTCCTGTATATTTAGTAAATAATAATTATGTGAAAGGAATACAACCTGTTAGAGATGGATTGGGTGAAATTCATAATAAAATACGTTTGTTTCTTGAAAATAATGGAATCATAATAGAACCACTTCCATCAAATTTATTATCCATGATGAAAAACTAGTTGACCCCTCTAAGATTATTATTATCTAGACAGAATTTATATAAGAAAATGGATAAAGATTTCGCAATTATAGTTGGTGTTTTGTTTGTTGTTATTTTATTAACTCTTACTTTTTCTACCGAAGGTATTACTGGATTTAATGCATCGTCAGCAAGACTTATTGAATATCCTTTTGAGGGATTAGAGGGACTTCCTCAACAGATACCCCATCAACAAAAGGTTGCTGCAAAAAAAGTAGAGGGGTTTGCTGGTCTGCAGTCGGGGCCGATCGATGAGCAAATTATTGGATTTATGTACAATAATGATTCCAATCTAACTTGTAAGAGTTATGGATACACTACTTCAAAGGGGAATGTGTGTTTGAGTGATTCGGATATTAAATTATTAACAACTCGCGGAATGAATGCTACTGGGGTTTCTGATCAAATCGGGGCGTAAATATTACCATACTGTTTTACAATCATAACATATTTTGCCGGATACCCAATAATCGTATCCGGTATCAAATGTTTCTTCACCACAGTTTTTATGTGGGCAAATATTTTTTAAACGATCTAACACATAATCGTAAGATTCTTTTCTTACGAAAACGCTTTGTCGCATCATTAATGATCGTAAATTCATTAATTTATCAAAGTCCGCGTTATCGATATATTTTTTGAATTTAGCGTCGTTTAAATTTTGTATTTTATTTTCGTCAGAGCTCATTTTTATAGTTTGATATAATTATTTTGTAATAATATCAATCAATTTTACGTGATTTACGTGATTTACGTTATGCATCTTTTACATATACATCGAGCACAATACACTTTGAGACATTCCTTCTTCCATTTTGATCAAAGTATCAACATCTAATTTAGAAACCTTATATGGGAAAGTCACATTCAACCCTAAATCTTTATCAAAAACACCACTACCTGGTTTCACTAATCTATATAAATTCAACTTGGTATGAATAACTTCCAAACAACGCTTCAGGTTTCGCACACCATCTTCGCCCTTTGCCTGATTATTAATAATGTGACTAATTACTTCATCAGGTATAATAACTTCTTCTTCTGTAAAACCAACTTGCTCTCTAATTTTGGGCAATAAATGCTGTTTGGCTATAATAATTTTTTCCTTAGCATCATACCCCTTGGTTTTGATTTTATACATACGGTCTCTCAAAATCGGATTCACAAGATTAGCGTCATTATAACTGAAAATGAAGAGACACTTGCTCAGATCAAAATCGATCTCTGAGAAATACTTGTCGTGAAATTGGCTGTTTTGCGAAGTATCGGTCAAATGAGTCAAAATTCCGATGATTTCTTGGCCGCGAGGGGTATCACTGATTTTGTCCAACTCGTCAAAATAGATAACCGGATTCATACACTTGCTCTCAATGAGAATTTGGACAATTTTACCCCATGTGCTTCCTTCATATGTATAACTGTGTCCCTCAAGAAAGCTGCTATCACCGCATCCGCCGAGTGCAATAAATGCAAACTCTCTGCCCAAAATCTTACTAATACCATCCTTAATAAGGGATGTTTTACCGGTTCCAGGTGGACCGTGAATAGCAATGGCGGTGCCGAGAGACTTGGGGTTTGAAATCCATTGGCCAACCATCTGCATGATTTGCATTTTTGCGTCATTGAGTCCATACACACACGAATCGAGCTGTTTCTTAGCATTTACGACAAAATCATTGCATTTATCCAACCCATCTTCAATACTAATAGTGAGATTTTTGTTAATATTAAACGGGATTCTCATAAAAGTATCGACCCAATTCTTGAGCTTGTAATATTCATTATCAACACCGGGCTCCATTTGGTTAAGTACATTTAATTTTTGGAGAGCAGTTGCTTTTAATTTGGGTGGAATCTTGGATTGGAGCAAAGATAGTCGATAAGGCTTGTCCACATACATATAATTATTTACCTCTTTCAAATCATCCATAATGCGGATTTGTTCCTTATTCGACATTTTCTTTTTGAAATAACTAATCTCGTCGGCATATTCTTGGGTATCTGGATTGGAAAGTAGATCTTCATATGTTTTGGCGTTTTTGCTTCTGGCGTGTTTGATGAGTTTCTTGATAGAATGATCACACTGTTTAATAGCCTTGCGAATAATTTTGTTGTTGGGTTTAGCTTGTAATTTTTCCAATAAAACCTTCTTGAGTTCGATAATTTCAGTATATTTCTCTTCAATATCAACCGATGCCGACACGATTTCTTCTTCCTTTTCGGACTTTTTCTTATCTGTGTTTTTCTTATCTTTCTTCTTATCCTTAATTTCGTTATTGGAAGTATTTTGCACAGAATCGGCATCCAAAACCTCTACATAATTCTCTTTCATAAACGTTTTCTCATCTTCAATTGTATATTCTTCGTCACAAGAAGCATTTGACGCAACACGATTCATTCCGGGTAAAACCAAACTGTTTCCTCCAATGGTGAAGGTGATCTTGTAATTTTTTTCATCTGTCTCATCGGCGTCTTCATCTTCGTCGATATCTTCATATACAGTTTCTTCGTCATCATCAATCGATTCTTCGTCATCTTCATCTTCATCAATATCATCCATATAAAAATCGTCGTCAAATTCATCATCTTCGTCGTCATCTTCATCGTCTTCGGACTCTTCATCGCGTCTTGACTTGGACTTGGATTTGGGCTTAGACTTGGACTTTGATTTTGACTTGGACTTTGATTTGGATTTGGGAGATGGCGCTGGTGACTTTTGACGCTGGCGCTTAGATAATCGATCAGCGCGAACCTTATCTTCGGTATATCTAGATGGAAACAACTTATGCAAAGTTTTATGAAGACTTTCCATAGTATCGTTAGATGCATCGGATGCATCAGAATCGGAGTCATCAGACGACTCGCGATGTATTTTCTTTTTATTATTTTCGCGCTTAGATTTTCTATTCTTTTTACGATGCTTATTTGAATGCTCGCTACTGTTTGTTTCGGTATCAGATATGGACTCATAGACATATTCACTATCGGATTCACTGCTGGAATAGATAGTTGATTCACTATCTGAATCGTCATTGCGACTATGTTTATAGTTTTTCTTCTTATATGTTTCTGCTCTAAGTTTCATTTGTACTTGTGTAAGTATAAGCTTTAGTGTTTATTTTGTTTTAATTTATTCATTGTGCAATACACATTTCACATCCCATAAAATTGAACAAATTGAATATAACAAAATAGAATATAAATAAAACCTATTATATTATATAGCACCTTATTAAATTTAAAATGTCTGGAAGCAAACAATACCAATCTAGTGCTCATTACAAGAACCCTTCACGAATTATTGGAATTCAGTTTGGGATGATGTCTCCTGAAGAAATTCGCAAAGGTGTTGTAGAAATTACTTCAAAAAATACTTACGTTGGAAACAAGGAAGAACCTGGTGGATTATTTGATCCGAGAATGGGGGTTTTAGGACCAGGCCCCATATGTCCTACTGATGGATTAACTTACATTAACACTCCTGGCTATTTTGGATACATTGAGATGGCTCGTCCTGTATTCTTTATCCAGCATATCAAGGAGATTTTGCGAATTTTGAAATGTGTTTGTTTCAAATGCAGCAAGTTGCTGATTAGCAAAGATCAGCACAGTCACGCATTAAATATGAAGCCCAGTGATCGTTGGGATTATGTGTATAAGAAGTGCTCATCTGTTGATAGATGCGGCAAAGAAACCGAAACTGGTTGTGGATGCAAGCAGCCTGCGAAAATCAAGTTGGATGGAATGGCCACCATAACCGCATTGTGGAATAGTTTGGAAAACAACGAATCTGGGGGCGATCCCGATGCAAAGAACGATTTCAATATGCGTTTAACTCCTGAAATCGTACTGAAGATTTTCAAACGCATTTCAGATGAAGACGTGAGTTTTATGGGATTCAATCCTATGTGGTCTCGTCCAGACTGGATGGTATGTCAAGTACTTCCTGTTGCGCCACCTGCGGTTAGACCTTCGGTTAAACAAGACGCGAATCAGAGAAGCGAAGACGATTTGACTCATATTTATGCGCATATCATCAAGACGAATCAAGATTTGGGCGATCGTATTATTAATAATGCACCCCAACAGACAATTGATAGTTTGACGGATGTGTTGCAATATTTTGTTGCGATGATTGTAAATAACAAGGTGAAAGGCGCTGTTCCTATGGCTCAGCGTTCTGGTCGTCCTTTACAATGCATCACTGGTCGCATCAACAGCAAGAATGGTCGTATTCGAGGCAATTTGATGGGAAAGCGTGTCGATTTTAGTGCGCGTTCGGTTATCACTGGTGACCCCAATTTGTCTATTAGGCAGTTGGGTGTTCCGATGAAAGTCGCAATGTGCTTGACTAAGCCGATTGTTGTAAATGATCGAAATCGCGATTTCCTTTTAAAATTGGTTCAAAATGGTCCAGACGAATATCCAGGCGCCAAGATTTTGGAAAAGAAAAACGGCGACAATATTCCCTTGAGATATGTAGATAGATTGTCCATTCGATTGGAAAATGGTGATGTTGTTCATAGACATATGATGGATGGCGATGCCGTGCTTTTCAATAGACAACCCAGTTTGCACAGAATGAGTATGATGTGTCATATTGCGAAAATTATGAGGGTAGGCGATACCTTTCGTATGAACGTCGCGGACACGAAACCGTACAATGCGGATAGACATATTCGATGTTAATCACATCATTGTCCGCAACAGGAGGCGTTAAAAGCGTGAAACCTCCTAGTAAATAAACGTATAAGGCAAAAATAATAATTAATAATAAAATATAAAAACTAAAAAATAATAATGATATGGAGACAGATACCAAACCTATAAATAAAACTTGTTCAAAATGTGGAGAGATAAAAGAGAAAAATTTGTTTAAACCGAAAAGCTGTATTTGCAAAGATTGTCGTAATAAAGAAATAAGAGACAAATATAATAACTTACAAATACAAGATAACTCAAACAAATGCAATAATTGTAATACAGATAAACCGATTAATATGTTTATAAAAAATCGAAATATATGTAAAGCCTGTAATAATGAGAATCGGCGAAACAAATATTTGGATAATGAAGAACATCGTCAAAAACTAATTGAAAACGCAACACAATTTAAAAAGAGAAAGATTGCCGAAAAAGCAATCCTGCGCGAAGCAGAACGAATAAAACTAGAAAATGAAATTGGCCAAGAAAACACAATATGTAAATATTGTAATGAAGTCAAACCAAAAACTAGATTTAGATATAATCGTTTAAAATGTGCGGATTGTGAGCGCGATGAACCATTAGAAAAATTTAAAAGAATAATACGAACCCGAATATATATTGCTCTACACTCAAATAAAACTAATCATACGGTTGATTATTTGGGATGTAATATGGCTGAATATATTCAATGGATTCAGTATAATAATGAGAATTTTACTATTGAAAATCACGGGAAAGAATGGCATATAGATCACGTAATCCCTTTATCAAAATTTAATTTAAATGATAAAGAAGAACAAATGATTGCTTTCAATTGGCGAAATACAACAGCTTTATCTGCTTATAACAATTTATCAAAAAATAATAAAATATTAAAACCACAAATTGAACAACATATACAAAAATTAATAACATATCATAAAAATAATAATATAGAATTGCCTGAAAAATATAACAGTTTATTTGCGAAATACCTTGATGACGGGAAACCCCTAAAATTATCACTACCACTCATTTGCGGAAACGTTTGTGAGGAACTCAGTTAATAGCTGAACCCAATGGTAATAAAGTGATAAATGATAGTTAATATCTACTACGTGTAAAACGAAAAGTGTATTGACTTGAAATGGGCAATCCGCAGTGTTACTTCCTAATGTCGTTTAGCAGACTATGGAAGGCATTCAGAGACTGAACGGGTGTTGGTGAACAATGATGGGCTAGCTACCCTGAGTTTGCTTAAGATACAGTCCGGCCCTTTGGGAAACCTTAGGGAGCCACCGTTTGATGGCGACGAGATGAATATGCATTTAGCCCAAAATGTCTTAGCAGAAATAGAGCTGAGACATCTGGCCGCGATCCCATATCAATTAATTAGTCCTTCTAGTAATGCCCCTATTATTGGAATATATCAGGATTCTATGTTGGGATCGTATTTATTTACGCGATCAGTAATTGATTTCACACCAAGACAGGCGATGAATATGTTGATGAGTTATCCTAATGTGAATGTTAGCGAATTGCAAAACAAGAAGAAGATCACAAATTTCGAAATACTCTCACAAATTACGCCCCCAATATCGCTGAAATACAAAACTAAACAATTTGATGATAAGAATGAAGATGCCGCGATTTCCAACAATATATTGGAAATCAAAAATGGTAAGTATATACGAGGACAAGCCGATAAGGCCGTGTTTGCGTCATCTACAAAAGGCATTCTAAGTCGTATTACAAATGACTTTGGAAATATGGCTGGATCCAACTATATTGATGATTTGCAGCAAATTATCACCGAATATATGAAGACCAGCGCATATAGTGTCGGAATCAGTGATTTAATTTCCGACAGAAAGACAACAGAGAGTATTCTGCAAATTATTGACGGAAAGAAGTCGGATGTTCAACAATTGATGGACAAAGTTCATTTGGGAATATTGGAAAATAATACCGGCAAGTCCAATATGGTAGAATTTGAAACTCAGGTAAATAATATTCTTAACAAGGCAACTGAGCAATCTGGCGGAACTGCAGTTAAGAGTTTGAGTAAGAATAACAGATTCGTCAAGATGGTTAATTCGGGTTCTAAGGGTTCTTTGTTGAATATTTCCCAGATGATTTCTTGTTTGGGACAACAAAATGTTGATGGAAAACGTATTCCATATGGATTTGATAATCGTACATTGCCGCATTTCAGCAAATATGATGATTCTCCTGGCGCTCGTGGATTTATTGAGAATTCTTATATTTCCGGATTAACCGCACCCGAGTTATTCTTTCATGCTATGGGTGGTCGTATTGGTTTGATTGATACCGCTGTTAAGACCGCTCAGACTGGATATATTCAGAGACGATTAGTCAAGGGTTTGGAGGATTTGAAAGTTGAATATGATATGACTGTTCGCAATAATATGGGGAAAATTATCCAATTTGCATATGGTGATGACTCGGTAGATGCGACTCGTGTAGAAAACCAGTCTATTCCATTGGTCGGAATGTCTATTGAGGAAATCTATATGCACTATGATATTATTGGATTGAACGATAGTGATAGTGAGATGATAAAGATCTTCACTAAAGGCGCTGCAACCAGACTACGAAAGCAACGCGACGAAACCCGTATTATGTGCAAGAAATATGTGGATTATATGATTGAGCACCGCGACAAATTAGTTGATATGGTATTCAAATACCGCAATGACGATTTCTTGAAGGCGCCTGTCGCATTCCAATACATAATCCAAAATATTCAGGGGCAACTTGGATTGGATTCCGATAGTGTAGTTGATATTACTCCATTAGAGTGTTTTGAAATGGCCGAGACGGCATTCAATGCCCTACGAAGATTGAATTATTGCAAACCCACCAAGTTGATGGAGGTGATGTTCTTCTACTATTTATCACCAAAGGATATATTAGTTAAAAAGCGATTCAACAAGAGTGCTGTGACTATGTTACTTGAAAATATTATTCTTCAATATAAGAAATCGATTGTACATCCAGGTGAGATGGTTGGTGTTATTGCGGGTCAATCTATTGGCGAGCCAACCACACAGATGTCGCTTACTAAAAATGAGGCGATAAAGATTATGATGAAAACCGGTGATGATGTTCGTATTATTTCAACTACAATTGGCGACTTTTGTGATAAGATTATAAAAAATAATCCAAGTCTAACATTTAATACTGGTCATCACGATAGTGTTGAAACTATCTTACAAGATGAGTATTATATAATGTCGGTCAAGGAAGATGAAACTGCCGAATGGTGCAAGATATCACATGTAAGTAAACATCCTGTTAATGGACGATTGATGACGGTTCGCACAAGAAGTGGAAGAATTGTTGAGACAACAACAAGTCACTCTCATTTGATTCGTAATAACAATCATGTTGAGCCGATTACTGGTTCAGATATGAAAGTTGGAATGAGAATTCCGGTTGCTAAGAAAATACCAAATATGTTTGTTAAAGATAGTATCAAGATTGGTGATATCGAGTTAAAATTAGATAAAAACTTTGGATGGTTTATCGGTGCATATTTGGCGGAAGGAAGTGTTAATCACAATACAATTAGTATTAGTAATATTTCCCAGACTTTTGTTAATAATACCAAAGCATTTGCCGAATTATTCGGAAAAGAGTGCAAAGTGTATGAAAAGGAAAGCGAATATGGTCATACAACTGATACCAGATTTACTTGTGCTGAAGTCGCTGAATTATTAACAACTACTTGCGGAACCGGGTCATTTATTAAACGTATTCCTGATTTTGCATTTATTGCGCCTCAAGAATTCAAATCCGGATTATTGAAGGGATATATGGATGGTGATGGTAATTTTAATACTGATAGAAATCATAATGAAATTCGTGCGTGCAGTAGAAGTAAGCAGCTTATCAAAGACATTGCATTAATGTTTAATTATTTTGAAATATTTGCTAGTTTGAAAGAGAATATTGTGAATGAAAAGAAGTTATATAATTTATCTATCTCTTCCAAATATTCAAAGATATACTCTGATGAAATTGGTTCAGATTTACACGCTGAAAAACTCTCAAGTATGGTAAGATATTTAAATCGCGATGTTCATAGTTTAGCTGAAGATATTGATAAGATAAATGGTCTAGGTAAGACTATAGCCAGATGCGGAAAAGTATTACAATTAGAAGGACAAAGCAGAACATATGGAAGATGGAAAAACAAGGATTCCATTGGACGTAGAACACTCCAAAAATATATTGGAGTATTTGAAAAGAATGAGAATGCTTCTAAGATTGAGTCTGAACTTAACATACTAAGACAAGCCGCACAATCAAATGTGGTTTGGGATGAAATTGTGGAATTGGATATATATGAGGCTGATCAAACCGAATATGTATATGATTTTACTGTTCCCCAACATCAAACGTTTATGACTGATTATGGTGTGTATGTTCATAATACGCTCAATACATTTCATCTTGCAGGTGTGTCGTCCAAATCCAATGTGACTCGCGGTGTTCCGCGTATTGAGGAAATATTACGTCTAACCGAGAATCCCAAGAGACCTTCGGCAACCGTCTATATGAAACCATATGAGCAGCACGAGAAAGATCGTGCAACAAATTATTGCAATATGATTCAATATACAAAATTGGTTGATGTTGTGAAATCGGTTGAGATATGTTTTGATCCAAATGATCGTGCTACCCATATCCACGCCGATCGAGAATTGATT